ACCGCCAGCCGAGGCCGAAGAACGATATTACGCCATGCTGGACGCCCCAGCCATGGCCGCATAACTTAAACCAAACGGTCTCCGGCAAACCCGGCGCGGTTCACTCCCCTTCATCGCGCTGGCATAGCGCGTCTTCGTCGTCCAAAATCCAGTCGCCTTGGCGCTCCATAAACCGGCGCAGCTCAGCTTTGGAAAATCTCTTTGAGAAAGTTGAATTGTCAGCAGGGCGACCTTTCTGTGTTTCCAGCTTGCCAATTCGCGCCTCAGCAGCTTCCCACCACGCATGGCGATCCGGAAAATCTCTCGCGAGAACGGCCTGAGAACGTTCGGATTTCAGGAAGCAACCATCGCAATTACCAAGCCAGCAATTGCCACGCACGTTCGGCAATTGAAGATCGAAAGGCTGAGACTTCCAGAAATCACCAACAATTTGCCGCGTCACACCAGCTGCAGCCAAAGGGTGCCAGTTTACCCAGCGGTCTTTAACCACTTTGGGATTGCCGTCTTTGTCGAAAAGTCGCTGTCGTTCGTCAGCACGGATGCCTACAGCCGCTGTCCAGCGATCCCATCCGATTGAACGGAGATAACGCTTGGCAGTTCGGATTTTTAGTTCTTGGGTGCAGAACCGGGATTGTTGGTTGGGTAAATATTGTTTTTTGTCTATGAGCGCGTCGAATGGCTCACCGTTACGGCTCGCCCCTTGAAAACCGACTTCCTCAAAGAATGGCTTCTGGGCTCGGTATTCCGTCCATACGATGAGAACACCCCAACGCTGGCCGCACTCGCGAACAAAATCCAACGTTTGTTCCATCTCACGCCCGGTGTTCTGAAACATCACCTTTACGCGATCCTCTGGAATGCCTCCATTGGCTTCTAGGATGGAATGCAGCATATAGGCAGATGTACGGCCGCCACTGAACGATATTTGTACATTACCTTCGGGTAGCTGATAGAAGCCGCGTCGAGGCGCGTCCATTTGCAAAAATCCAGGACTTGCAAGGACGCAGCCGAAAGGCCCGCTGGGTAGCGGTGCATGCATTCATTCCCTCCTCGTGTGTGGTAACCCGCCAGTTGGTGGCTGGCGGGGTTTTCAAACTCGTGATAGCTCAACAAATAAAGTTATGAAATCAGATGGATTAGTCACCCATGTCCAAGTCGCGCATCTTATCTGTTTTGTTATTATCCATTGCAATTTTGACGGGCACCACAGTTATATCCAATAGCGCCCCAAATATCTTTGAGGCGCTCGAAGCGCAGAACTCTGAAGGTGACGGATCAAAATCGATCGATTTATCATCATCAGTTTATCTTATTTGCCCTCCAGGTAAGGCGCTTCAAGCCATCGTCGCTTCGGAAGCTGGCAGCCCTCCATCCACTCACTCTAGTAACACTGGACACGCCGAGATAAGAATATTTTTAGACCTGAGTAAGGATACTGTTACCGCAAAGATTGGCAACAAATCATACAAGTCAACTATCATAAGTCATGATAGAAGATCAGCACTGCTCTATGTTGAAAGTCGTGCATTACGGTTGCCCATTAAATTATACGATAACGGGTATGTTTTCATTTTTTCCTCAGATGAAACCGAGGATTATTATCGGGGTGCTGCATCTTTGTTGCGATGCAATATTTTCGACGCGAAGCAATAATCAGTACTTCACCTAGCCACCCTTTCCTCGCGCACATTGAAGCCCGGCACCTGACGCATACCGGCGCGCACTGTTTCCTCGGCCATTGCCTGCACAACAGCTTTGAAACGGTCTGGCGAACGGCCATACGCCCAATCAAGCGCGACGCCTTCGTCAACCAGATCGCAATGCCAAACTGAGCGAAGGCCAGTGCCGGTTGTTGCCGCTTTGTCTTCGCGCTTAGCCCACCGGTCGGCTTGTTTGGCTTCCTTGACCAGTTCCTCAGCCTGCTCGCGGGCTTCAAGATTGCCAGCGCTCGCCTGCATAGCTTCCTGCGCCTCGCGGATTACGCGGTCTGCTTCCTCACGCGCGGCTTCAGCTGCAGCTTCCTTTTCGGCGGCAACCTTATTGCGCCATGGGGTCAGAAGACCTTGCAGCACTTCCTTGCCGAGCACGACCTTGCCCTTGCCTGATGTCTTGGTATTGCCGATCAGCTTATTGTAACGCGCTTGGATTTCAGCCTTGGCGTCATCGTGCGGCTTGGCTTCGTCTTTGCGAACCTCGTCGGCACGCTTTCCAGCCTCATGCAACTTGTCGTGCAATTCTGTCACAGCATCGGCCAGAGCCTGATTGTCGATGGCTTCGCCGTCAGCAAACAGTTTAGCTTCTCCGTACAGGTCTTCGATTTCCTGCTTGATTTCTTCATATGCAGAGGTCGGCGGGTTGTTGTGTCCTGCCTGCGCTGTGGTTCTGGCGTTGTACGGGTCGTAGTTATCTGCGTCGATATTCTTCATGTTGTCTCCTCGTGTGGTTGGCTGGTGAGGCCGGGTAATGCTTATTGTGGTGGGGCCGTCAGTAGGTGCAACAAAAAACTTGCAACAAACAGAACCATCCTGCGACATATTATTGCAGCTAATCTTCAAAACGCTTAGATACTGATGTGCTATAGCCCATGTAACGTTGTGGGTGAACTGTTGGCAGTATTGGCCGCTGCTTTGAACCCCCTTTAAATACAACAGATGATGTTATTTTGTCGTGAAATTCACCTAATCTACTAATTGATGTAAGATCAGATATTACAGACCTGAAAACTCCTTTGAACCCACTACGAAGACCTAATTCAATTATACTGTCTGAAAGTTTTATCTTAATCGGGAGCGATGGGATACTAGGGATACCCTTAAGTTTTGCCAATGTATTAATAATAAAAATCATGGGTGCTATTGACACGCCGCTTTTAGATTTAACCCCATAGATTTCTTTTAGCGTTTCGCCTGCCTTCTCAATATCTCTCTGAATAGTGTTGACATACTTCACATAATCCTTGCTATCCGGGCTTTTAGCTAAATCCTCCATTTCCGAAAGAAGATTTCTCAATGAAACGAATTCTTTGTTGGAACGTACTTCGAAAGCAGCTTCAATAATAGCTTTGGGATCATTAGTTTTATTGACTAACCAGGCTGAGAATATCGGGAGATCAATTTGACCAACTATTGGATCGCTGCTTGATTTGATATCCACCGCGACGCTTTGAATTTTCCCAGAGAATTTTTTGATTACTGTTGTGAATGTTCCTTGATCCATTCCGAGTCTTGGTCCGATGGTAGCTTGAAAATCGGATCGTATTGGATGCAGAATGGCGTCTGCATCGAACGAGCTGGCTAAATACGTATAAAATAATGCACGCTGAGTTAACCAATTTACGCTGCCAGCGAATGCAGTCAGTTGAGACGGAATTATCCTGCTACTAGGACCTTTGCCGCGACTCTTCGGAACAGGAGCTCCCTTGTCGTTGAGTATATCGAAGTGATTTTTTATGACGCTTTCTTTATCCACTTCGTTGGCACTAGCCTTCTCAGTAAAAACCATATCCTGCAGAATTGAGAAAAGCTCTCGACTTCCCGAATTCTCAATCATTTTCATCTTTAGTAGAAACTCGCTGGATTGTTGATCCCAACGGAAAGTAGCGAGAACCCCTACTCTTTCCAAATAAGCTCCAATCTCATTCTTATCGATTTTCCCATCACTAATTCTAAGCCCTAGTTCTGAAGCAACATCTGATGCAGCATTCATAAAAGCATCATAATGAATCTCTTGCCTAGAAAGAGGTATTAAATAAGGAAATTGTTTATGGCGCGCTTCTTTAAACTCTGGTTTATAGTCATCAATGAAGAAGAGGTTATCATAAAACAAAACCGCTTGAACTAGATTCTCAAATGCTGCAATATCACCATCAATTGCTGCAGAATTTACTATTTCAACTTCACCTAATAACCGTTGAACTGCAGTAAGCGTCGAATTGTCAATTATTGCGTTTCTCATTAACAGCCCTCACCCTAAAGAATCTCTTTATCCTAAGAAATCAAAATCGAATCTCGTCGTCCAGCAATTCCGACAGTCCAGCAGACACATTGTCATTCGCGGGCTCAGACTCGTTGTCGTTATCTGCTTCGAGACTAAGACCAACCCGCACATCCTTCACATTCCAGTATTTGCCGTTGGGCACGACGCTGATTTCGTCGGTGGTGAGCAGTTCGCGCTGGCGTTCGAGCCACTCCATGACCGTTTTAGGGAACGGTCGCTGACCTCCGTGCTGCGTCCACCATCGATGCGCCTTTGTTTGTGCAAAGCCCGTATGCTGCGGGCAAAGCCATTCATTGATCTGCGTATAGCCTGCGATGTAGCTGCACTTGACCGACGGCGGCTTGTCGCCCTTGCCTTCGTGAAAGTGAAACGTCCGGCCGGTTACCTTGCGCCATTCTGCTTCGGCGGTGCTGACAATCGGAACGTCAGCGGCCTGCCGTGTCAGCTTCTCATCCTCATTCGGCGGGAAGTCATAACCGCAGCATGGGCACTTCATCAGCGAGATGTGCACCTTCTCACCGCAGCCAACCGCCCCGTTGTCGTCAGGCACTGTCGGGCAGATCTTAATTGGCGGCTCGCCGTTGCCAGCACTCGGAGCTTTCGGCTCAACCATGTCGACAGGTCCGTGACGGTCGACGAGTTTTGCGAAGTCCAAAACGAGGCAATTACGTTTAGGTCCTGCCGCGATAGCAACAAGGCGCTCCTCAACGGTATCCAACGGCGCACCTGCCTTATAGAGCGGCCGAGTGCCACGCCCCGCCATTTGGACGTACAAACTCAAAGACAGAGTCGGGCGCATAAATGCAATTAAATCAACGCCCTTATGATTGAATCCTGTCGTAAGAACTGAGTTGTTCGTCACGCACTGGATGCGGTACGCTTTGAAGTCCTCAAGAATGCGGCGGCGTTCTTCTTTCGGAGTATCGCCAGTTACAGCTTCGCAAGTAATGCCGCGCGATCTAAACACGTCTCGCACGTCCAGCGCAGCCTTGACGCCGGCGCAGAAACAAAGCCAGGAACGACGATCAGCACCCTTAGCGATGATCTCTGATACCACCGCGTCATTGAGGTCGGTTCGGTTAATCGCTTCCTCTAGCGCGCGTTGCTTGTAATCTCCACCAAGCCGCCCGACGCCTTTGACGTCGTATTCTGTGGCAGTCGGCTTGCTTGTCAGAGGAGCAAGGAATCCGTCACGGATGCCATCAGCAACTCCGTAGGTGTAGACGATCTGGTCAAATAGGCGATCCGCGCCCTCATCCAAGCGACCGCTATCCAGCCGATAAGGCGTGGCAGTCAGTCCGAGGATCTTCATATCCGGATTGATCTCGAGTAGCGCATCGATGAACTTGCGATACATCGTGTTGCTGTTGATCGGGATCAGGTGGCACTCGTCAACCATCAGGACGTCGACGTGACCGATTTGCTGCGCCTTATTATGAACAGTCTGAATACCTGCAAACACGATCTGACTGCGCGCATCACGACGACCCAAACCAGCCGAATAGATGCCGGCAGGCGCGAATGGCCAGACGCCAAGCAGCTCAAGATAATTCTGTTCGATCAGCTCCGCGACGTGCGTAACGACCATTACGCGCATATCAGGCCAGCCTTCAACAAGGCGCTGGATCAAAGACGCCATAACCAAGGACTTGCCGCAGCCGGTCGCAAGATCAACAAGCGGATTGCCTGCCTCCTCTTGCCAATAGTCGAATACGGCGTCTATTGCTTCTGACTGGTAGTTTCGTAAGGTTAGCATGTTGGGGGCGTTACCTTGAAAAAGTTTGGGTTTGGCGGAGAGCGATCTTTTGTAGTCGTGATTTTTGCGTTGACAATTTATTGCCTGCTGCTCGGGATTTCGATCGGCGCTATGTTTGGAGCTAAGCCCGATGAAAACCCTCCCATGGGGTGGGCTGAATATTGGTTGAACCGATATCAAACACTGATTAGCGGCATGGTAGCGCTTGGGGGTGTTGCCGCTGTCGCAAATCAAGTTAGGGAAGCACGACGGCATAACCTAAAATCAATGCGATTAACTTTCGCAAACGACATTAAAGCTATTCAAACGGCTGAGACTGTTTCCGGCCGGTATCTACGTTCGTTCACCTCAGTAGTTTTATCGCCCCCTACCCCTCCAACTGACGACGAGCGAGAAATACTCTCGTCGATAAATCTTCCGAAACTCAAGAAATGTTTTTTATTGCTTGATGATATCGTGAACAAAAAGGCCGTATACCCAAGACGGCAAGGCGGAATTCCATCCATTAGCCAGACGATACAATCAATGGCGAACGGGTTTTTCTCGGATACGCAACTCGCAGCGATAGACCTTAGAAAGGCCGCAACAGAACATCAGGATTATCTGCGAACATTCATTCCTGATCTCTAGCCCCATCCACCCAAACCTCACCGCTCTTCATCCTGTAAGTGATCGTCTCGGCGTCCTCGTCGACATCGATCTGTTCGCCATTGACCATGCCCGGCAGATACAAATGAGCCGGGCAACCATCGCGCTGTTCATCGATCGACAATGGCTTTGCCCATCGTGCGCATGAGATATGGCAATCGCCGCCGCTTTCCGGCTGAGCATGAAGGCAGGTCCGACAGTTCACACGCGGCTGTGCATCGTGATGACAGACCGCTTTATGCTTGCAGAACATGCATCCGAAGAACTCCGGGTTTTCGCTAATCCTGCTCGGCGGCATGTCCGAGAACACGATGCGTTCGCAGCGCGCGACCAGTCGCAGGCAGAATTCCAGATCGTATTCGATGCGCTCAGAATAGAGACTATCGCTATCCTTGCATGACACCAGATAGAGGCATCGTGTAAGCCCGAGGGCATGCATTCCAAGCTGGCACTGAGCATAGTGTAGCGGCTTTGCTTTCTGACAGCCGTCCTTAACAATCAGCGCGAAGCCCTTGGCATTACTCGATTTAAACTCCAGCAGGTGTTCGGTCTTCGACGCTTCAGGCACATTCATTGCCTTGCCGTCGCACTTGCCACGGACAAAGCCAGACACCAATCGGATCTTGTCTTGCTGCCCGTACACATCGACGCCGATGCGCTCGAGATCAGCGACAAGCCGATCTTCTTCGATGTTGCCAGTTTCAAACAAGCGGAGCTGGCGACCGCTATGCACCTCGTGGGCCGATGCCCATCGGAACGCATACCAAAGTGCCCTGTCGCATTCGGTTCCCGCCTCGCCCACGCTGATGCCCCACGAGTCCCAGGATTTTGCCTGGGCCTCGTAAGCAGCGTAGATCGCGCCGACGGTTGTCGATTGAGGTTTGGGGAGTGGTGCCATTATGCCACCCTGGCAAAATCGCCAAATCTGTCATTCGCTGCGGCAGCGTATGCTTGATGGGCTTCTTCTGCATTCTCGTAACTGCCCAAATGAATGAGTTTGTTATTTATCTTGATACGGGCAAAAAACTTGTTCTGACGCTTGTTGAATGACACTCCCTTGTAGCCAGTGGAATTATTTCGCTGAAGTCCCCTGTTCGCTTGGTTTTGTTGCTGTGTCGCCTCGCGTAAATTCTCATATCGATTGTCTGAATTGTTCACATTGATGTGGTCGATCTGATGTTTTGGCCATTCGCGACGCACATAAAACCATGCCAGACGATGAGCTAAGAAGCGCTCCCCATCGATCATAATCCGAATATACCCAACACTATCCGGAGACCCCGCCACTTCTCCGACATGCCCTTTTCCCAACTTTATCTTCCAACGGAAAAGACCGGTTTTCGCATCGTACTCCATCACTTGGATGAGCCGATCGTGCGTCAATTTTGGAGTAGTGATCATTATGTCCTCATCGGCATAATTACGCACCTGTATCCCGGCCTGCTCGTCGACGTGATCAGTGCGGGCGAACCAGAGTCAGCCATCGACATGGTGACTTCATCCGCACCAAACGCCGCCATAAGATCGGTGACATACTGGCCGTTGAAGCCAATCGTCAGCGGCTCGCTGCTGAAGTTGACCTCCATTTCCTCAGTTGCATCGCCGCGATCTGGATTAGCGACATTCAGTGTCAGAGCATCAGACGCAAATGAGAAGCGAACCGCCTTACCACGCTCGGTGGCGATAACTGACGTGCGGCCGACGGCTTCGCGCAGTGCTTTCGCCGACAGCGTAGCGACACGCTCCGATGGCTTTGGAATAACGCGCTCGTAATCCGGATACGTGCCGTCGATGAGTTTCGACACAATGACAGTCGAGCCGCTCTCGACCATCACCTTGTTTGACGACAGCGAAACTGACACGGTTCCTGTCGGCAGCAATGACAGTAGCTTGTTCGGCAAAATAACGGGAGCAAACGTGGCTTCCTGCTCAATGCGTGTCGACGCAAGACGATGCCCGTCTGTCGCCGTGGCAACGATATGGCCGTCCTTAGCTTCCAGAAATACGCCGTTCAGGTAATAGCGGGTTTCTTCGGTGCTGACAGCGAACTGCACTTCCTGAACTAGTGATGCCAGATCGAATCCGATCGTGGTGTCGAAGCTTCCGTGACTGAAGGACGGGAAGTCAGCAGCTGGCAGCGTGTCCAGCTTAAAGCGGCTCTTGCCAGATTTAACGACCAGATGATTGCCGTCCGCTTCCAAGCTAATGTCACTTGTGGCGCGCTTAGCAATATCCAGAAGCAGCTTACCCGCAACCGTGACTGTGCCGTCCTGAGTGTCCAGAACCGGCAAGCTGGTGCTGATTTCCAGATCAAGGTTGGTGCCTGTGATGCTCAGCTGTCCTTTGTCCGCGGACAAGAGCACGTTTCCAAGAATTGGGATTGTCGTTCTGGCCTCAACTGCCTTTGTCACGGTCGACAAGGCGTGCGCAAGCTGCGCTCGGTCAAGCGTTACCCGCATGGGTTTCTCCTCGTGTTGGTGGTGTTAGGCGCGGCTGGTGACCGCGCCTTGGTTGATTTAGGCCTTAGACCAAGGACGGCTTCCCGCCGCTTTTGCAGGCTGCGCTGGCTTGTTGCTGTTCGCCGCTGCAGGGCGGTTGTCATTGGCTGGTCGCTGCGCTGCCGCCGCAGGCTGCTGAGCGTCAATGCTCGGCTCAGGCACGTTGTTTTCGTCGGGGAAGAAGTATTTCTTGATCTCGGCGCGCGCCGGATACTGGCCGTCTTTCGAAGGCTTGCCGAGGGCGACGCGAACCGTGAACGACTTGAACAGGAGATCGTCCGTGTCTTCGACAGAAGACATTTCAAGCGCGCGGCAAAGGCTGGCGAACTGTCGCTGGCCGATCTCTTGCGCCTGCGGGTTCTTGTTCTCGATGTTGTAATTGTTGAAAAGCTTTCGATCAGCGTATTCAGCCGGTTCAAGCACCTTCATTGTGGTTTTCAGAATGGTGCCGCTGCCGGTCGAAGTCGGCACTACGTCGGCCGCCTCGATTTCCATCTTGTATGTGCCGTTCGGCAGCTCGGAATAGTCCGACTGCGTCGTGTCGTGTTGGGTGGCGTCAAACGCCGTTCCAAGTCTCGCCATGTGTTAGTTCCTCGTGTTGGTGGTGTGGTGAATGCGCAGATTAAGATTTTGCGCGAAACACAGTGGGTCGAAGGAACCCACCGATGAAGCCAAGCGCAGCGCCGATCTGCCAAAGTGACATGTGACCAGCATTGATGCCTAAAGCGGTGAGGAACGCCTGCACTGTTTCAGTGAAGAAGAAACCGACAACCCATCCCGAAAACGCGCCAAAGAGAACGCCGATCAGCGGTGCAAAGAAAAGGATGGCGGCAACCGTGACCAGTCCTGCTAGTGCTTTTTCCATCAAGCAGCCTCCTGCTCTGTCACCGGCCAGTACTTGGCCAATTCGGTGAAGCCTTGCCCTTTGCGATATGGAACAGCGTCGGGCATCGAATACCGGTTCTTGGCATTGAAGCCCGCACCTTCATTCAGATGGATCTGGCGCTCTTTTCCGCCCTCCGCATGAGCGACCTTTGTCTGGCGCGCGACTTCCTTTTCCTTGATGGAAACGCGATAATTCATGAACGCCACAACGTCAGACTTCTCGCGAACAAGTGCATTGGCGCGCTTGTGCAGTTTCGGCTGATACCTCGAATAGGGATCTGTCGTCGGGCTGTCGAAGCGCACAATCTCGGGGTGAGCGAGGATGACCACATAAATGCCGGCTTGAGCGAGCGCAGACAGGGCCGACATGAGCTCATTCCATTCGGTGTCGGCTTCCACGTAGCCTTTACCGAACCCAGCTTCCTCAATGCTGTTGATACCAAGGCGGGCACATGTCGCAGCCCAGACAAGCGGTTCGAGGCCGTCGGCACTGTCGATAATGACCGTGCGCCGATCATGCTCAACTGTCAGCAGTTCGCCAATAATGTTGAGCAAGTCGTCGAAGCTTTCAATCGTGCCGGGCGTTGCCATTTCAACATCAGATGGCGGTCGCTCGCCTTCTGTGGCCAGATAGATGGGATCTGGAAACTCAGCTGCAAGGCTGGTCTTGCCGATGCCGTCGACGCCATACAGAAGCATGACTGGCGGGTCGTTTCTCTTCGTCGATTTGAGGCTTGATAGGCTGATAGCCATAATTAACTCCTCGTGTGTGGTTAGTGGGTAAGTTGAATTACGATCATCATGGCCAGGAGGATGAGCGAGCCGATCAGCCAGACTGGTGCCGATGTGGCCAGCGTGGGGAACCGTGGGTAGGTCATTGGCCACCCCACAAATAAAGCAGGCCGTAGAAAGGCAGCACTGCGTTCCAGAAAATGAAGCCTGCCACGACCAGTAAAAGCCCAAGGGTAAAGCCCGTGAGAGCCAACGAACGCGCAATCTTCCCGGTGCCATTACCGGCTGGCTTGACAGCGTTCACGACAGCACCCATGAGTAAAAGCCGATGGCCAGCGCTAAAGCCGCGACAACTGCCAGCCCCATGACGAAACGATCACCGAGTCCTAGCGTCGTTTCGATGGACAAGATCCGGTCGTCTTCGACGACGTAGTCTTTGAAGGGCGCCATCAAGCTACTCCTCGTGTTTTGGTGTTTTTGGTAAGTTTCACGCCCTTGGTGAAATCGACCGGAATGACATTGTCTTCTTCAGTTCCGACCTCAGAGCCATCACCGCCGTCACCATCATTGGCCGGTGGTTCGACTTCGAAGCGCGAAACCTCGATCGTCCAAAGGCCAGTGCCTGGTATCCAGAACCGCACCGTGAGGAACATGCAGCCGTCTCGATCGCCGATAATGATCCCCTTCCAGCCTGTCAGCTTGTGGGTCACAATTGAGCCGGGCAGATCCCAGCAGTCACCACATTCGCAAGTCACGCTGCACCCCGCTTCGTTCTGCTGAACGACACAGGTGCGTTAGAAACATACCGACCGTCTTTAAGGACGGCAGTGTCGCGGGCATGCTGCTTCTGCGCGACTGTTCGATAAGGCTTGCGGTTTGTCGTGTCCCGCTCACCAGTCCGCGTGAATTTGGTTTCGTAAGCCTTGTGGGGCTCACGCAAGTTATGAGATTTCATTGATATTCCTCCTGTCAGGAGGTTGATCTGTGGCCGGTCAAGAACGACACGACCAACGTTGCTCAGGCTGCGATTGCGCCCGGCTGTTCGTAATTGTCGTTCGCGGCTTCCAGCGCACGAATGCGTGGCATTGCGATATAACTGAAGCAGTGATTGGCTGTGGACCATCCACCGTTAGAAACACACCGCACGATAATGCGGTCGGCTGTAGATTTTGGGATCGGTCGGCGGAGAATTGAAGCTACCGTCGATTTGGGTAGGCTAAGCGCATTTCCGATTTCAGTCGGGTTGGCGCCCACCTCGTGCATGCGATGCACTTCTTCTATGGTTTCATAATCTTTCATGCTCTCCTCGTGTGTGGTGTTGGTTGACAAATGGCTTTGGTGAAGCCATCTGTTGTCCTGCGCGGGGTGGTACTCGCGAAGGAACCCCCGGTGCAGAAGTGGCGCAAGCCCTCCTCGTGTAAGCCGGGGTATTACGAGGCGGAGCGAGCAGCGGGTGGTGCCGGCTCATAAACTCCGCCTTTTTATGTTAAGCCGCCTTGTATTGAGACCAGATGATGGCGGCGAATTCTTGCCTGTCTGATTCGTCTAGGGCGGCCCATGCATCCCAGAATGCCTGACGTTTCCTATCCTTATTAGATGACACTGCTTTGCCAGCGCCGTTAGCAATGATCTCAATGGCTTTGTCGGCAGTTATTGGCTTGGTATTCGGTGCTGGTCGAGCACTTACCTTTTCACCACTCTCCGCTCGGCTGATAAGGTTTTCGCGCTCTTGGGCTGGAAGGCTGATTAGAGCGTCCATTTCGACGCCCTTGTCGAGACTGGTGCCGACGATGCGTTGAATGTCAGGGCCGAGTTCGCGACCACGTGCGGCAGCCATCCTTATAGCGCGATCTGTTTTGCCAGATGCCGAGGCTGTTTCTTGAACAAAAGACGCTTTATCCGTGTGGAAAAATTTTCCGGACGGAGCCTGGTTGCCGCCGTGCTTTGTCTCTGGATTTAGTTCTTCATAAATAGCTTTTCGCCGCGCAATGTGAGCCGCTTCTTCAGCTGGAGACAATTCAGACCGAGCTAGGTTTTCATCGATCTCCATAAGCTCTGCACGGAGTTCATCTACTTCGTAAACCTCACATTCGATCACTTCATGGCCGAGAGACTTCATGGCAAGTAAGCGGTGCCGTCCGTAGATGAGGATGGGTACACGCCCCCATTCCTCACCATCAATCACCATCGATTCAACCACGCGGACAGCAGGCGGATTCATCAGCCCGACCTCAGAGATGCTTTTTGCTATCTCTGCAACCTTTTCCATATTCGCGCCGCGCATGCGTTTATCGTCTATATGGATGTCCTGAATATCATACCGCCTGCGTGCCATTTTAAGCTACCTTACGGATGTCTTTATTGAAGACGACTTCGCGGAGCTTACCACCCGCCTTCCAAGAAATGAAATGATGTACAAATGCTCGCAGCCAGCTTTCACGAGACAGCTTTAATTTGTGCTCGGAGTTGAACAATGCCTTATGAAGGATAAGCGCGGGATTGCCACGTTTCATGTCTTCCCCGTTCCGAACACGTCGGAAGAAGTCATTAATGTCGTTCGAAATAAATCCGAGTGACAGAAGATGAAGGGCAGCTACGCCACAAACAGACGGGCCAGCGCCCTTAACTGGCGTACCAGCAGCGCTAGCCGCTCCTTCAATCTGGTTGCGGTTCTCGTGGAAATAGTCGTCGACCTCTGAAGGTGTCGGTGATCGATCAAAATATGTCTCGAAAGCAAAGGACGCGATTGCTGACAGGCGCACATAGTCGTTTACGCCGGCAATGGCTAATCGGTCTTTTGCTTGACGCTTATCGCCGATATCAACAGTCCGCATTGACTGCTTTGTAACACCGTATGAAACAACCGTCTCGATAGACTTTCCAGTCAGAAGAACCCCAAAAGAGCGATGCTGACCATCGTTGACTGTTCCATCCTTGCAAATGATGATGGATTCACCGTTAACCTCAAAACGGCCTTCGGCGATATCCCGCATGATCTTGGCAAGGTTTAGGGCTTTTACGCGACGATTACCGTCGTTGTTCAACAGAAGGATTTGGGCGCGCTCAGATGTGATGATGTGAACATTTGCATGTGGCTCGCCGTCGGTAATCATTCGACGATGCCAGGCTATCGCCTTATCAAACTCAGGCGTTCCGCTGTAAACGAAGAAGCCTTCATCGTTGTCTGCATTGATCAGACGCGCTGCGATACGGGCTGCCTCTTCAAAACGCCCTTCACGCACCAAGCGGAAGACCTTGTCGTGTTCAGTTTCATTCGTCGATGCATGCTTAACGGCTGCCGACCGAGTAGCAAGACCGGACGTAATTGCCGCCTTCGGCGCATCTTCTAAAATACGCGGCTTAGCTGCAGCCGCTGGCTTATTAAACAAAGCCTCCGCGCGAGCCCGCTCTGGCGTGTATCTTTTGTTACGGGTCATTACAGGAATTTCTCGGCCTCTGGCCTGCACAATCTGCATATCAATTCTCCTCATGGTTGTACTTCGTTTGGTGGCATGCTTATTGGTAGATGTCGGTGGGGAGCAAATAGCCACTCTGCAGCTTCGGCTGTTCTCATGTAGGCGAAGCGGCGCATCACTGCGTTCGCTGAGAGGCGGCTTTAACCGTCAGCGCGTGGAGGTATTGGCTTATGCTGAAACCTAAGTTGGTCGCAGTTCGTGCTTACGTTCGTCTGCGATTTGGCCGACTTGAGCATGTCAGTGCTCATTGGCGGTCGTGGCCGGGACAACTGGCCTTCGATTTCTAGGCTGGCGTTACAAACCAGCTCAATCCCCACCGGCACCCACTAATAAGCACGCCCAACATCGCCAGCCTCATATGCGAGGCCAGCGCTCCTGTTGGTCTACGGTGGGTATTTGTCGTTGACGGCGAAAAGCGCTCTGATCGAATTGGTCATGATTTTCTCCCCGTGTATTGGCTGGTCGTCTTGGGATGATTGGTACAGGTGACTTTTAACTATCTGTCCGGTCGCGGAAGCTCCGGCTTCTCTTTGTGCAACTCATTCTCCTTTTGTGCGTCCCGACATTCTGTGTATCGGTTGATGAACACTGTATATGACACAATTGCCGAACTGTCAACGCCGTTGCCATTTTGGCACGTTACTTTTTTTGCGGATTATGCAAAAAGGGCAACTATGGATGACAAGACTTTTGGAGCACGTCTCCGGACCGCACGAATTGCGCGCGATTTGACGCAAGAACAGCTTGCCGATCTTGTCGGGAAGCATAAGTCCGTCATAAGCCGCGCAGAATCCGAAATCCGGGACATGAAAAATCGGGATATACAGAGGATTAGCGCCGCTCTGGGAGTAAGGCAGGAATGGCTTGTATCCGGATCAGGGGAGATGGTAGATAAAACAGACCTCCGAAAACCTGACGATGTATTCGCTCCCTCAATTATTCCCGGCGATCAACTCGTAGGCCAGGAACGCGGACTGCCCGTTTATGCAGCTGCGAAAGGTGGCGATGGCCACGTCATCATCACCTTTGATCCCATCAGCTATATGAAAATGCCCGCGGTCCTGCAGGGCGTTAAGGGTGGTTACGGCCTTCTATTGTCCGGGGAATCAATGGTTCCTGCCTATCGTCCGGGCGAAACGGCACTCGTGAACCCGAATTTGCCGCCAGTTCGCGATGAAGACGTAATTCTTTATCACACCAGTGCGATGGACGAGAACGAAGCGATCATCAAGCGACTCGTCGGCTTCAATGACCGCGAATGGATGCTGGAACAGTACAACCCGCATAAGGAATTCAAGGAATTTCGCGCGGATTGGCCGGTCTGTCATCGCGTCGTTGGCAAGTACAACACCCGTTAAAGACTAGCCATTAACTACAGCCTCAAGCGCGCTATCAGGTACTCAGCCGATAGCTGCGATGATCTGCGTCTCATTATTCCATCTATATAAAGCAAGGACGGCGGGCTTTTCGCACGCCAAGCGATGAGCCAGCCTCAGCGCATGATCTTCTGTATCTACCTGTATCGGAGCGTCGGGGATTACGCCCCATCTGCACGCAGTAAATCCTTGCACAACAAACAGCGGATACATGGAACCTCACACACTTAACTCTTGAATTATGATTCCATTATAGTCAGAACATTTCAAGAACATTATTTATCATTGCCAGAATAGCATTTTTTATGATGCCTTTTTGGCAACTTTGCAATTGACAATAGTTGCCATTTTGGCATACATTCTCCTCAACAGCACGAAGAAGCCCTGCCTAACGGCAAGAACAAGCCGATCTGCTGAACCAACCAAACACGAGGAGTAACCCAATGACGAACGCGAAAACCCCGAGAAGAAGAAGATCGCCAGCACCTCGCAAGAACGAAGTAATCGGCGGCGGATTCTTTGTATTCCGCCGCGGCAAACAAACCGGCCGCGTCAGCGTAGCCACTACCCTACCGTATGAACACGGCTCGTTTGAGCAAGCACTGGCGGAGGCAACGCGCCTCGCCAAGCTCTGCCCAGGCGAAACATACGAAGTTTTCCAGACAAGCGGCGCGATCGCCACATCTAACCATGATGTGTTTCTCGCCGAGCTCCGCGAGGCCGGTGCCAGCGTTGAGACTGTCGCTAGTGAAGACCCCGAGTTGGCGGAGGCTGCGTGATGAACCGCGCCCTGCTGGAAATGCTCGCCGATATGGAACCCGAACTGGGCACCGAAGTGCATCGCGCAGGCAGTGACGAACCAATGCGTCGTCCCGACCACCGTGCAAAGAAGCACGCTCGCCCAATGCCCTGGATACGATACGCAGCGCGCGAAGCCGTTGAGATGACGGTTGTCATTGGTTTCTTTGTGACCATCGGCGCTGTGGGGCTCGGCGTCACATGAGTTACCGCGAAAGATAGCGACGGGGCGTAGCGCCCCCCAAATTTTCCAACCATCGACGATCCGAGCGTTTTCACGCCACAGGTCGTCACGCTTACCAACACCACACGAGGAGCATCTATTCATGTCTAACAGACACACGCACATCCTTACCGCCGACGAGTTCATTGCTCAGGGCACCACAGCAGCAGCAATCCTTTCGATTGCCCGTTGGTATCGCGTGAGCGACCCGGCGACTGCCGCAAATATCAAAGACATAGCATATGACGTGTCGCGCAAAACGGGCGAGAAGATCCGTATGCGCCGCGTGCGACCAGCCAACGACAATCGCCGTCCATTCAAGCGGAGGGCTGCGTGATGGACAGCCGCGGCAACAGTATCGACGCTGCCTATCTCAACGCGTTGCGGCTAGGCCCGCAGCGCATAGGCCGGGCTTCCCTTGGAAGTGCTGGAATTCCCCTACCCGTTGCTCGCCGTCTGGCGGCAACCGGTCGGGCCGTCGTCGTGGGTGATGAGGTGCGATCTATCAAGGCGGCGGCTCGTCAGGGTCCGCCAACAGATTAAGATAATTGGTTATCTCTTCGGCTTCATCGCGCCGGAGGTTGCAACAGAATTGGCCGTTCAGCTTCGCAGGTTCCCCCGTTGAGAGCTTAACGACGGTCCATGTTCCATCCGGCTCTTGCCGCTTGTCAAAATGAAATATCGTCATGGCATCAGCAGTTTGTTGCTATGCAGATCAGCTATTATTCCAATTCGCAGTACCCTACGTCATTTAATGATGACGTATCGGATGCCTATTCCATCGAATGTCGCAGTGATTAAACAGATAAGCCATCTCGCTAGCTTCGTCCTCTGACAAATCGTGAAGCAGCGTTCCATTCACGGCTGCTGGCAGAGCATTGTTTGTGTTAACAACCGTCCAGCTACCGTCCTGCTCTCTGCGGACATCATATCTAAGGTCAGCCATGCCACTACCCTCCATGTGGACTAACTTTCCAATCACGAGACGAAGTTTAATTTCAAATCCCGTTTGGTCAATAGCCCACTAAGCCGCTAGCGCCTCATCCAATCCGTTGAGGTACTCAATCAGTTCTTCGGCATCGCGCTTTTTAAGCGAGCAGCATAGCTGCCCATTGAGCGAAACCGGATTCTGACTGACGGTTTCCTTTACGGCCCAAAGACCATTCGGCTGTTCGTCCAGATAATAGAAGTTAGCTGCCATTGCGAATTGCGGCGTCATCTCAATGTCCTCAGTTGTGGGGAACCGCCGCGATAACGCCGACCCGGAATCTTTGTTCCAAAAAAAACAAGAAAAGTGAGGAATCAACATGCATCATGAAAACGATAACGAAGCTGATTTGCTGATGGGCGTCGAGCCTATCGCCAAGTATCTAGGAGTCACAAGGCGCCAAGCTTATCGGCTGGTCTACGATAAAATTATGCCCAGCTTTAAGCTCGGCGGCACCGTTGCTGCTCGTCGATCCAGCCTCAAAAAATGGATGGAAAATCTGGAAGCGGAGCACGCCGCTTAAGTCATGTGCCGTGTGTCAAACCATGTGCCGTCGATTCCCCGCGCAATCCTGAAAATGCGTGTTTTTCTGGGAAATTCCTGAACATCTGCGGCACATGGATTATGATGCCACACCAAGCTCAAACATTTGATATTGTTGGATATTTTTGGTGAGCGCGCAGGGATTCGAACCCTGGACCTACTGATTAAAAGTCAGTTGCTCTACCGGCTGAGCTACGCGCTCCCAGAGGGGAACAAATCGTCCCTGGAAGTGCGGCGGAACATACGGGCGACTTTCAGAATGGTCAACACCATAAAATCAAGTTTCTTCAACATAAATTCAAAAAAACGACACCAATCGGCAGATTTCCACGATAAGCTGGGTGCGCCGCCGATTTTCCACCGTCAAAAAGTGCATTTATCAACAAAATTTCCGCGCCCGCCCATCCGAGACGACAAAGAATCGCGTCGGGATTGACGAACTAGCCAAAAATTTCGAGCTTTGAAAAAGCGATTCCTGTTGTTGAAATGTTACTGTAGGCTCATAGGTGTAACTCATTCCAGCATTTTGGTTTTTCATGTCCTTCGTTGCCAATGCATTCTATCGATTCAGGCATTCCCTATCTGGCATAGGGCTTGCACTCGGAACTTTATTGTTCGCAGCGGCACTGACACCAAGCCTTGTTCCCCGGACCTATGTCATGCAGGGCATATTGTGCGGCGTCGCATTTGGTTCTGGATATGGCCTGGGCGTATTTTGGCGTTGGGTCTGGCCCTATCTGGAG